AAACTAGCTCATCTCTCTCTTGTTCGTATTCTTTTCTAACATCGTCTAAAGCTGTCTTGTCAACTTTGAAACCTCGTTGATATATACGAGAGAGACAAACACATATCTCATTTGTTAAATCTACTGTCCTCAATAGACCTGCATCTTCTTTTGTATGTAGCCTAGTATATAACTTGTCTGCTAATTGTTGTGTGGCATGTAAGTCAGCAGATAGATACTCAGACAATGTAGCATGGTTCATGTTGTATGTTGTACCACCTTTAGCAAGGTGTTCTTTTAAACTATCTTGCTTTTTTGTAGCACACTCATATCTTTCTGTACACTTCTCAAGTGAGAGAGAAGCATTTTTTAAACCACGTTGTAGTACATACTCAACTAACATGGTATCAAATACAGGACCTGTGTATTTAAATCCTGATTCCCATAGCCATAGTAAGTCATGCGAGGCATTGTGCATAATAAGAACTGTGGCTTTATCTAACCACTCTTGTACTACAGTATGACCAAAGTCATCTGCTTCTACTTCTGCATGGTCAAAAGTAATACATCTTTCTAAACCTGTATCTGTTAACATACCCACCATGGTTAGTGAGTTGTCTGGTTCAAAGGGGTCTAGGTATAACTTACCATCTCTCTTTTGCCCTACGTTTTCTACATCAAGTGTTAGTTTCATCCTTCATACCTCGCTGTCAAATAATCTAAATTAACATTTACAATTCCATGCCAACCGTTTAACTTATTCTTAACAATATTAAGATGTCTTAGTGGACTATCCTGTTGCTCACCCTCAATCTCTGTATTAGTCTTACCAATCAATATCATTAAATCAGCTTCGGCTGCTTTACCTGTACGTGAACCTTCCATCATGGATTGATTAAGTCTCTGTCTACCTTCTGCTTCGGCATTTAACTGTGACATATAGAACACAGCACAATTATATGTCTTAGCAATCTGTCTAGCGTAGATAGCACAAGCCTTTAGTGCTTCATCTGGTCTAGCAAATGACCCAGATGTACCAAACTTATCGCCCATGTCAAGCACTAGTATGTCAGGCTTGTATGCTTTACATACTGACTCTACCCATGCCATGTCACGTCCACTTGCTTCTTTAATCCTGATGTTCTTTTCAACTGGTTCATAAAGAGAACGAGCTTTAGCCATATTATTTTTAATCTCACGAGGAGACATTCCTGATGCGGCAGTTAAGTACCTAGCACCTACACGGTGTGTCTCTTCTTCGTTACATAAGATAATACAGTTTGCTCCCTGATGGGCAAAGCCATTAGGTGATGCTATCAAACTAGCATGAAAAGAAGTCTTACCTGTGTTTGGTCTAGCACCAACTTCAATAAGATGACCGCCACTTACTCCCTCTAGCTTACGTACTAAAGGAGATATGTTAAAAGTCCACTTAGCTTCTAAGTCTGCTTTAGCCATGAGTGTTTCAATGCTGATGTCATCCCACTCAATATTCATGTTAGGTATAAAGTCATCACCATACTTTTCTAATACATCACGTAGCCTTTGCAACGTGTCTCCATCACCGTTAATCATATCAAATCCTAGATTTGCAACGATGTCACCAACGACTTGTTGAAATAGCTTAGACAGTATCTCTTGTGATACATCTGAACCTAGCGGTGTCTCTTTCTTTATCTGCAGAAACAGAGAGTTGTAACCCTGCTTCTGTGCAGTAGTGAGTGTAGGATTATTAGATAGAAACATAGCTTGTACCTCATCTGGTAACAAAGTCCTGTTGTATCTATCCATAGCTACATCAATTGCTTGTTTAATTTTACGCACGTCTTGGCTGAACAAGCGGTCAGGACATTTAGAACCACGATGGTCATCGTAGAAACCTTTGTCCATAAGACTGCGTACTAAAGATAACTCCATTCTTATACTCCTATGTTGGTCAGGTTGTTGATGTCTTCAGGGTTACGATATTTTATATCATCTGTCAAGCGCAAGACACGGACTTCATTTACATGCCCACGCAACTCCTTTGCTATACTTAAAGTCTTTGGCAATGCATCAGGGTCTAGTGCGATGACTGCCGTTGAGAACTGTGTAAGAAACACCCGATGAGTTGAAAGGAGAGAAGTACCCATCAAAGCGACCCCGACAAAATTACCTAGTGAACCAACAACACTAGCACTCACACAGTCCTCAACAACTACTGCGACTTTACCACACCCATAGGTAAAAGGCAAGCCACTATTGCTATATTTTTTCCACTTAGGTAGTCGTCTTCCAAGAGAGCGACCAGTTGCATCTACTATCTTGTTCTCATACCTAACAGGAAAAACAATTCTTTCTTCTTTTACATCATACAAAACCTCGTGACGAAGAGACATCAAGCTCCACTTGTGTAGATACTCTAAGACTTCTCTCTTGTCATTTACTCTTACAATATATTCAGGTAAGGTAAATTCTAGTTTGTCTGTTGTTTCTTTAGCACCATAAAATTGTTCACGGATATCGTCTGCTGATAGGTGTACACGTTTACCACCAGAGGCATTACAAGATGCCTTGTAACAATTCCACACAAGACTGCCCATGTTATTGGTTACAGTAAAGGTTTTGTACCCCTTACATACTGGACAATCCATTCTCTTTGTGCTTCCTGCACTTAAATGTAAGTCACTTATAATGTTATATATATTATTCATGTATATATCACCTTTCTTGTGGCAGTTAACTGCTTGTACCACGGGATTTACGTGCGGTCAAGGCATAATTTGCACTCTCGTAAGTATTTTTCATGTATGGTTTGACTGACTGTGGGTTACTGTGTCCTGTAACCGACATGATTTGTGCCATACCGACACCTGCCTCTACCATTTGTGTTGTTCCTGTCCTTCGTAAGTCCATTAGTCGTAACTCATCAGACAGCCCTGCCTCTCGCATAACAACACGTGCAGCTTTTCCTAGCCTGTCTATGCTATAAGGTTGATACTCGCCCTGTACAGGCTTGATTCGTGGAGCAACGTACTGTTGAAAACCAAAGTCTTCCTGTTGTTGTATCAACATAGAGTGTAGGTCATCTTCGATAGGCAAAGTTACCTCTGCCCTACGCTTTGACTGCTCCAAATATAGCTTTTTGTCAGGTAAATCTACGTTATCCCACGTCAATAGTCTCATGTCACCTAGACGCTGACACCATTCGTATGCCATATGTACAATTAGCCCAAGACTTCGCCACTCAAACCTAGAGTAAGCGGTGTCAAGAAACTGACGTACATCATCTTCCGACCATACAACCTTACGTTGTATCGGTGTCTTACGTCTGACTGATGAAAACGGATTGACTGTCGCATACTCCATGTCTATCGCATAGCGATACACAATAGATGACACAGTACAGATGTGGTTGGCGAAGCTGATACCTCGCTCAACCCACTCTTCATATGCGTGTTTAGCTTCCTTGCTTGTAAGTTTATCAAACTTGATGTCACCAAATTTGTCTGTCATCACACCCAAGAAGTACTTATAATCTGCCTTAGACTTGTCTCGTAAGAGACTGAAATCATTAGAAGAATAGTACCTTTCAACTAATTGTTTGACTGTCTTCATTGTCTTCTGCGTCCTCTCGTATGTGTTCATCCGCATATTTATTTAGATACTTTTCTACAAAATCAGCAATACCATTACTGTGAAAATGCTTTTTATAATTGCGTTTTCTAGGTGACCATCTACCTGTAGTCCAGTAATACATGTATGGTCTGTCTGCTTTACTATATACAACTATAAGACTAGCAGACAACTCCACTTCATACTCTATGTTATTGCTGTCGAGATAATCACAGGCAAACTCTAGGCTTTCATTTGTATCTTTGCGAAAGACAGGCTCACCTTTTGAGTTTGTCCTTACGTATTCCCACTTATGTTCGCTCATGCTACCAACAACTCCTTGAACTGCTTGCTGTCAATCCACTTGGACACCTCTTGCTCACGAGCAAACATCGACACCGCTTTCGTATCGTAACCTGTGTTGCGTAGCTTGAAGCCATTGCGCTCATCTGCATAGCTTGCATAGTTAGTGAACGCAGAGTATAAAGCCCATGCGTTGTGTCCTCTTACACTTGCTTCCTCTGCATACAGTCCTAGCATCTTGTCACCTGTCTTCTCAGACTTTAAGAGTGAGTGTAACATATCTCTAACATTATTATACTCAAGAGATTTGTTTGCCCAACTCTGTAAGGTAGCAGACTGTGAGTAGAAGTCCTGCTTGCTACGCTCTAACTGTGTAATGAACCTATCAAGGCTAAAGCCACTTGTATTCTTGCGTCTTACCTTGTCATGCTCACCACGTATCTGCCCATTAGTGCAAAAGAAATCAATCGCACCGAACAGAACTGTGTTAGAACACGTGCCATCCACACCATGCAGAGCAATGATACGTTGTGCTATCTCTGTCTGGTGCTTGTCGGTGTGTATTTTAGCCGTCACATTGGGCAACACCATGTCCATCATAGCCCACCCATTGTGATGTGCATCTCTCCACCTGACTTTCGCACCTTCGTACTCATCATCTGTCAAGTGATTCGTAACGGCATTGCTTACATCACGGAAGAAATCTCCATGTGATGCACAGTTAAAGTCTTTACCAACTACGGCAATGTACTTGCCTGTGTTCGCATCAATGACATACTTCTTGTCATCTACCTTTGTTGGTTCAAAGATTACATCAAAGTCTAAGTTCTCTGGTATCATATCTAATGGCATATCTATTCTCCTTTTCTATTTAATAAAATGTTCTTTGTTATATCATATGAGATAAGTAGTGTCAACTTATTCATGTTCACCCCCATTACCTCTGCCTAGCCCACCAAAATATTGTGGTCTGCGCTTGGCTGCCTCAAATGTACCAACAGTAATAAATATTCCTGCTAGTAATAACGCATGTAAGATAGCACTAATTCCAAAGGCTAGAAAAGAACCTAAGTACATGCTGAATATGATGCACCACATCCACGCTAATACCTGCATCACCATGTGTCTGGTGTTGACATCAGGTATGTTGGATAGTGGATTCTTGGCATCATCCATAATTAAATTATATATTTTTATCATAAGAACTTATCTCCAAATGCTATTAATGTCATGTAAAATCCAATGGCAAACACAGACATGATAAGAAACCTAAGTATGTTATCCATCAAAGGGTCTGTCATCTCATCCTTGTTCATCCAGAATGTTAGTATTGCTTTAATCCATTCAATCATTCTTCTTCTCCTGTTCTAAATCGTATTCTAACAAATCCCAAGCACGTTCATATGCGTGGTCATAACTTCTGTACCCATAATCTTCTTGTAACTGTTTAGCTAACTGATGTGCTATGCGGTTAAGATGTGGTTCATGGTCTATTGGTAACTCAAGTTGTTTTGCATTATCCTCAATCATCTCTCATATCTCCAATAAATGTAATTGTAATAGTGCCATCCATATCAAAACGATATTTGTATGGGTATGGACACTCCTTTAACCAAGCAAACAGCTTATCAAGTTTTTCTCTATCCATCAATTAATTCCTTTCAATATGTGTGCTATCACGTCAACTGTAAAGCCATTGCCTAGCATCTTGTATCGTTGCGTGTTGGACACATGGTTAGTGTAGTTGTCTGGCAATGTCTGCAATCTCTCGCATTCAAGTGGTGTTAGCTTACGCCATTGTAACTCTGATATATCTACTGCTACGTTGTCCTTCTGTACTGTGGTCAGACTATTGGTCTTTCCATCCATGCGTACCTCTAGCCGTTGCTCTGTCATACCTCTGACACTATGCTTGTGGTCTTGGCGTACCCCATCAACTGTGTATCTGCCTCGCCATGCACCACACAATACCTTGGGTTCATGGTTGCCACCTGTACCTGTCGTTAGTGTGGGTGCTTTACCTAGTGGGTGATATACACGCTTGATGCTATCGTTACCATTGAGGTCAGCGTCTGCAACATGACACAAGCCATCACTACTAAACACTAACTGTCTGCGGTGCTTGGTAAAGTATGTCTTGAGATTGCCACCCTTGAAGTAGTTGGCATCAAGGCAATGTGACTTCTCCCTATCAGCAAAGCCATATTCAAGTACATCCTGTAGCACAAGCCCCTTGTCATCTGGCTGCGTGACATTGGGTATGTTAGTCCAATACAAACGCTGTCGGTTCTGTGCAGACATTAGCCTACTGTTGATAGCGATAGGCTTGACACCTAGTGCATCAGATATCACGTCCTGATACTCCTGTTTCATACGTACATTCTCAAGCAAGAAATACTTGGGCTTGAGCTTGCGTAACACTCTGACATACTCCCAGAATAACTTACTACGTGGGTCATCAAAGTTTAACTGCTTACCTGCAAAGCTAAACCCCTGACATGGTGAGCCACCTACAAGTAAATCAATGTCACCTTCCTTGAAAGCTATGCCTACATTCTTAACATCACCTAGTTGTGCAATGTCAGGATAGTTTGCCATTGCTACCTTGATAGCATACTTGTCTATCTCTGACGCATAGTACTTGGTAACTGGGATGCGTAACCTGTCCAAGGCTACACGTGTGCAAGCACTCCCATCAAATAAACTTAGTACATTCATGTGTTTTCTCTCCTATAATTTGCTACTGCATTTTTAACTATGGTAGGATACTTACCTAAATAAGTACCTGCCTCTAGCATATCCTTTGATAGCAGATGTTTGTGTGGATGGTCAAGTGTATCCCAATGCTCCAGTATATTCTTGGCACATTGGTCAAACATTGCGTCACTTATTATCGGGTCATCCTCTACGTAGTATGCGTAAGATGCCATCATGTAACGTGATATTGGGTGTTTCATTTTAATCTCCTATCCTACGCCATCTATCCCTTGCCACTATGATTGCTATCACATCTTGTAGCTCATCGGACAAACAAGGAAACGATGCTTGCACGTCATCAAGTGCTTCTTCATATAATCTTTCTTGTATCTGTTCATTACCATGATGGCTCATATTCTATTCTCCTTTTCCATTGGAAACATAAGTTCTCCACATTCCATACATTTAGTCTGTGGCTTTGGGTGGATGCCATGATACTCTAAAACATCCACGTCATACTCTAGCATCCATGAGATGCGGTTAGTGCGTACCCATCCTAGTTCAAAGATGTCAGCACTACCGCACTCAGAACAAACCGAACTAGTCATATTCTTTACAAAATTCAAATTCTATTTGGGCATCTGGATGGTCTTGTTGTGCTAAGTCCATAGCAAACTGAACGGCTTTTTCCCATGAAGATGTTTCAAGAGAGGTGTCCTGAACAGACACCACTCCCTTTTGATTATCAACGGATAATCCTACCTCGTATGTTATCATTAAGCCACCTTTCCTTTCAATGCCTTACCTCTGCTATTACGTGCAAGACTACGTAGGTTTTTAATCTCAAACGTACCAACTTCGATACTCACAGTATCTCTATTCTTACGTCTAACAGCTTTGCCAAGTTCACGATGCATGTTCTCAAGTATGATACCTGCAACGGCTTGTGTAGTGTACTGCAAGTAACCGCCTACATCTTCTTTTGCATCACGTGATGCATCAAGTACAATGTCATATAGCTTGCCACGTCCTAGCTTAACACCGTGATACTCAGCATATAGTCTCTCGACTTTAGCCAACTTAGCTTCTATCTGTGGTGATGCAAGCACCTGACCTGTTTTACCTGTTGAACGCTTGTGAAAAGTAATAGTTTGTATAGTCATAATAATTCTCCTTTCAAGAGATTGGTTGTTAGTCCGTCAGCGGACTTAGTTATATTGCCCAAACACTAGGGCTGTCATTGCTTCCCATTGTTATTAATGGTGAAGTAAATACTGGCTCACCTTCACGCATGAAGGTATCGTTTTCATATGGATTGTATGTGACTTTCCTAGCCCCATCGGAATAACAGGCTGTTTTGAAATTACTGCCTAAAGTATGATACGTACCTGTCACAAAGGCATGAACATTTTTCCTGCCTTCACGTCTAGCCCTAGCCTGTCCTGCCTTACGGATAGATAGCTTGCAGTCTTGTAGGCTGATAGCTGTTGTATGGTGTATCACTCTGCCTGTCTTAGCATCCTGTACTGAATACATTTTCTTGTGTAAATTCCAATATACACGCACTCTCATTCCACCTTTAAGCATAATATCTCTCCTGTATGTTTTGCTTTGCCTTACGCATTGCCTGACGTTCACGCTTCCAATCATCACGCTTTGGCTTGCGTACTTTGAGTTTATTCACTCTCATTTTTTCTAATCGTATCTGCATAATCTTTATCCTTCTTTCGATTGTACTTCTTTTTATCTGGCACAACTTGTTGCCGTCTCCTGTTTTGTGCCATTGCTTTTC